AAGACCAAAATGCTAAAAAATCCTTAATACCTTTCCCCATAGACCCTTCAATCCAATCTAATAAAACTCGAGAAGAAGCTTTAGATCAAATTGGATATAGACATAAAGGAGAATTTCATATAATTAATGTGGGACTATGGACCCCAGGAAAAAACCAGGGATATGCTTTGGATATAGCAAAAAAATTATATGATAAATATGGGTTTACTTATATATTCCATTTTGTAGGGAATCAAGCACCTAACTTTAAAAGTTATTGGGAACCCTTAATGAAAGATATTCCTCCTAATGTTTTAGTATGGGGAGAAAAAAGTAATACTAAGGATTATTTTAAATTAGCTGATTTAATGTTATTTACTTCTACTTGGGAGTGTAACCCTATTGTATTAAAGGAAGCAATTTCCAATAATATTAAAATAATGGCTAATAATTTAGAACATTATGGGGAAGAATATACTAATTTTATTACTGAACTAACAGGAGATTCTTTTATAGATCATAATAACTTAATTGACGTTGTGCATTCTCCTATTAAATATAATGATTACGATATAGGAAATAATATGCAAAATTTTGCAAATAATCATATTGAATTTTATACCTCTTTATCAGATGAAAAATAAAATAGAAATTTCTTTTAATTACGAACCTAAAGTAGAAATTAAGGGAGAAGAATCTAAAGAATATTTAGTTGAGTTTATCAATAGCCAAACACACACAGTAGAACATTCCTCTACTCTTAAAAATAATATGTGGGTTAAATGTAACCAAAGATGGCATATACCTTGGACTATTAAGATAAATGGAGAAGTAGTACATAAATGGGATATAAAGGGTAAAAATATTAAAATTACTTTAGATTCTAGATCAATAGGAGATACATTAGCATGGGCTCCTCAGGCAGTAGAATTTGCTAAAAAATATAAATGTAAAGTTACTTTATCTACCTTCCATAATACGTTTTTCAAAAATCTCCCTGAATATAAAAATATTACTTTTGTTAATCCTGATGATTCTGGGAATTATTATGCATGTTATAAATTAGGATGGTTTATAACTAATGGTAAATGGGATGAAGGAATATATCACCCAACAACCCCTAATACTATCCCACTAATTCAAACTGCTACTGATATTTTAAACTTACCATATAAAGAAGTAAATTACGGGGTTAATTTTAAGCATAAAAAACGACCAATTGAAGATAAATACATTTGTATCGCCCCTCATTCAACAGCAGCTTTAAAAGAATGGCCCTATAGTTATTGGGAAGAATTAGCTAAAATGTTAAATGAAGCAGGGTATAAAGTAGTAGATATATCTTATGAAGACCATAATAAAAAAAATATAATTAATATCCCAAAATTAAATTGGAATAACACTTTTAATTATCTATACCATTCGGAATATTTTATAGGATTAGGTTCAGGTATATCTTGGTTTAATTGGGCTATGAATAAACCTACTTTAATGGTAAATAATTTTTTACCTTATGGTTATGAATTTACTCAAGGTTTAACCAAAATAGAAGATTATTCTGTATGTAACAATTGTTGGGTAGATACAAGATTCCAATTTGATAAAGGAAATTGGGATTGGTGTCCGAGACATCAAAATACAATTTCCCAACATATCTGCCATAAAAATATCAAACCTCACAAAGTTTATAAAACTTTAATGCATTTATTAAAATTTAAATAATTTTATATATATTTATAACAAATTAAAACATGAATAAGTTATCTGAAAAAGAGTTGCAAGATTTAAATGAAATCCAACAACAAAGCAATAATATTATATTTTCACTAGGAGAATTAGTATTACAAAAAGAAGGTTTAGTGGATCAATTTAGAACACTATCCTCTAAACAAAATGAAATGGGAAAGTCCCTAACTGAAAAATATGGAGATGGTAAAATTAATTTAAATACAGGAGAAATTTTACCTACAAAAAAAGAAGATTTACTATCCCCATCTGGTTCCTAATTTTTTGAGGGACCCCTTAATATTTATAAATAAATATAATAAAATAAACATTATAAAATGGCAGAAACATTAATTTCACCTGGTGTATTGGCTCGAGAAAACGATCAATCTTTTATCCAAGGTCAACCCGTAGAAGCAGGAGCTGCTATCGTAGGACCTGCTGCTAAAGGTCCCGTTGGTATCCCAACTTTAGTAACTTCATTTAGTGAGTATCAAGCAGTTTTCGGTGGCGCAATTACTAGCGGTTCATCAGAATACACTTATTTAACCTCAATTTCAGCTAACAACTATTTTTCCCAAGGAGGAAAATCATTATTAGTAACTAGAGTAGCAAAAGGCAACTTTACAGATGCCCTTTCCTCAGATCTATATAATTCAGTTGAGACAGGTGAATTGGCACTCAAATCACTGTCCGTTGATGGTGGTATTGGTGGTGTAGCAAACCCATATAATGGTATTTCCTTAACAGGATCACTTGAAGGAACAGGTGCTACTGCTAATATAGTAAAAGGAATTGGACAAGGAGTTTTATCAAATGTAGCAGATGCTTTACTAGCTTCTATTACCACAGATTCCACAGGAGTCGCCGCTACTACTTATTCAGACGTCCCTACTACTACTAATGGTACAGGTTCAGGAGCTATATTACAAATAGCAGCTGATGGAACAATCACTGGAGTTAATGTAACAACTCAAGGAAGTGGTTATGCCGTTGATGATGAATTATACGTAACAGGAAGTGCTATAGGTTCATCTACTGATATAGTATTTAAATTAAGCCAAGGAAATGACTTTGAAGTAAGAGTAGATAGCTTTACAATAGCATCTAAAGGAGAAGGATATGCCGTAAATGAAGTAATTTCAGTAGGGTCAGCAGATATAGGGGGTGGTACAGACATTTCTTATACTTTAACTGCTGATGATATTGTAAACCAAGTTCCATTTGAACTATCAACACTATCAGAAGGTGTTATTATGAATAGTTCAGGTTCAGAAGTAGGAAACGGTGCTTTAGCCAATGGATCTGTAGATAATATCAGATATGAAATAGCAACATCAAATTCATCAGCTGGAACTTTTAGTTTACTTGTTCGTAGAGGTGATGATACTCATAAAAACAAATCAATTTTAGAAACATGGGGTAATTTATCATTAGACCCTAAAGCTCCTAATTATATTGAAAAAGTAATTGGTAACACTAGCTACTCAGTAGTATCAGATGGTGCTGATTCTTATGTACAATCATCAGGAGAATATATTAATAAAAGTAAATATATAAGAGTAAAATCAGTTACAGCTAAAACTCCAGATTATTTTGATAATGCAGGAACAGCTAAAACAGAATTTACCGCTAGTTTACCACAAGTAGGATCAGGCTCTTTTAGTGGAGCTACTGGAGATTTATTTGGTGCGGATGCTAAATTTTATGATAAAATTACACCAAGTGATATTCAAGGATTAGCTGCTACTGATTATAATTCATCAATTTCTTTACTAAGTAATAAAGATGATTATAAATTTAACTTATTAACAGCCCCAGGATTAAATCATTCTGACCACGGAACACAAATAACATCATTAGTTAATGTTGCAGAAAGTCGTCAAGACTGTATAGCAGTTGTAGATTTAGATGGATATGGAACACAAATATCAACTATGGTAACTAATGCAGCTGCATTTGATAGTTCATATGCTGCTACTTATTGGCCATGGTTACAAACAGTTGATCCAAATACTGGACAAGTTGTTTGGGTACCTGCCTCTACTATGATTCCTGGAGTATATGCATTTACAGATGCTTCAAGTGATGCATGGTTCGCACCTGCGGGATTAACAAGAGGAGCTCTTGGAAATGTAACTAAAGCAGAAAGAAAATTAACAACTTCAAATAGAGATTCTTTATATGAAGCTAATATTAACCCAATTGCTACATTCCCAGGAAGTGGAGTTGTAGTATTTGGACAAAAGACACTACAGAAACGAGCTAGCGCATTAGATCGTGTAAATGTACGTAGATTGTTAATTGCCTTAAAAGGATACATATCTCAGATATCTGATAATTTAGTATTTGAACAAAACACAATTGCTACAAGAAATTCATTCTTAGCACAAGTGAACCCATACTTAGAATCAGTACAACAAAGACAAGGATTGTATGCATTTAAAGTAGTAATGGATGATACTAACAATACTCCAGATGTAATAGATAGAAATCAACTAGTAGGACAGATTTATTTACAACCAACTAGAACAGCAGAATTTATTATGCTAGATTTCAATGTGTTACCAACAGGAGCAGTATTTCCTGAATAAAAACAAAAAAATAGAATATTTATAATAAAATAAAAACATAAAATGGCAGTATTAGATCCTAACGAAATATTTTACACGGCATTTGAGCCAAAACAAAAGAATAGATTTATTCTTTACGTTGATGGATTCCCATCTTACATCATGAAAGGTGTAGGAGCCGTATCTGTAAGCCAAGGTTCAGTACCTTTAAATCATATTAACGTACAACGTTATGTTAAAGGGAAAACAACTTGGGGTACAATTGAATTTACATTATTTGATCCTATCACTCCTTCTGGTGCTCAAGCAGTAATGGAATGGGTACGTTTACACCACGAATCAGTAACTGGTCGTGATGGTTATAGTGATTTCTACAAGAAAGACTTAACAGTAAATGTACTAGGACCTGTAGGTGATATTGTATCAGAATGGATTATCAAAGGAGCAATGATTACAGAAGCTTCATTTGGAGATTTCAATTGGGATACTGAAAACGCTGCTCAAGAACTTACAATGACAGTTCAACCAGATTACTGTGTATTGAATTTCTAAAAATTTACCCAACCCTCATACCTCAAAAAATTGCTTGGCTTCGGTCAAGCTTTTTTTTATATTAAATTATGTTACTACAAGAAATTAGAGCAAGACAGGCAATGATAGAATTGGGTGAAGATAATTATACTTTACAAATTGAACATTCAACTCCAATTACAAAAATTAATGATGTTGTATATAGTCTTATATTCCCTAAATCTTTATTAAAATATAATAATGTTGATAAAGATATAGATATCTTGTTTATAGGTTTGATTACTGAAAAAAGAAAATCATTTCTCTCAAACTTCCCAGATGCAACAATAACTTCATCAAATAGGGGTAGAAATATTAATACCAAACAATATGACATTGGTTACTTTAAAAATATGGCTCGCTCTAAATTTACATTGTGTCCTAATGGTGATTTTACTTGGACTTATAGATTTTTTGAAGCTATTATATTTAAGTCAATCCCTATTATAGAAGATTACACTTATCATTATAATGGGTATCATTATTATACAAAAGATGATAAGTTTATTTATAATGATATTTGGGTAGATGAAAATCTACATAAATTAAAAAAAGAAATGATGTTATAAAAATTGCTTGGCTTCGGTCAAGCTTTTTTTTATATTGGACATCAATACTAAAAGGAATAGTTCTTTGACATTTAAAAATAATAAGATATGGAAAATTTAGAATTTGTTTTAGGTGTCCTATCCACAGTAGGTGTATTCTTAGTAGGGTATGCTTCGATAGGAGTGTTTAAGGTGAAAACCAAAGTTAGAGATGTTAACCAATCTGTAGATAATGCTTATTTAGCTATGGATGAAATCGGTAAAGATTTTAATAATAATATTAATGATTTACGATTAGATTACCAAAATCAAATTGATGAAATTTATAGGCAAATAGATTCAAGATTTGATAAATTTGAAAATAAAATAAATAAATAATTACTAACCCGTTTTAAGAACTTTCCTTTTTAGTATTTATTAACGATAAAAACGTTTTAATTAAATAAAGATTATATGAGTGAATTTAAATTCCCAACTGAAGAAATAGAACTTCCATCTAAAGGGTTAATATATCCTAAAGACAATCCCCTCTCAAGTGGTAAAGTAGAGATTAAATATATGACCGCTAAAGAAGAGGATATTTTAACTAACCAAGCTTATATCCAAAAAGGTGTTGTATTAGATAAGTTATTAGAATCAGTAATTATATCTAAAATTAATATTGATGATCTTATTTTAGGTGATAAAAATGCACTTTTAATTGCTACTCGTATTTTAGGATATGGAGGTACTTATGAGGTTGAAATTAAGGGAAACATTGAAGCCATTGACCTTACAGGACTAGAAAATAAACCATTTGATGAAGATTCTGTTACAAAAGGTGTTAATGAGTTTTCTTTTACTCTACCTAGTAGTAGTACTGTGGTTACTTATAAACTTATAACAGGTAAAGATGAAAAAGCTATTGAAAGAGAATTAGCTGGATTAAAAAAGATTAATAAAAATTCTTCACCAGAGTTATCAACAAGATTAAAATATGTAATTACATCAGTTGATGGGGATACAGAAAAAAAAGCAATTAGAGAATTTGTTGATGGCTATTTATTAGCCCGCGATTCTAGAGCATTAAGAGAACATATTAGAGATACACAACCAGATGTAGACCTTAATGTAATTCTAGATTCAGGAGAGGAGGTAAGGGTGCCCATTGGGCTTAACTTTTTTTGGCCTGACGCCTAAACTAGCACCTGAAATTAGAATAAGAATATTTAGGCAAATACACCAAATACTTTTCCATGGTAAAGGTGGGTATGATTATAATACTGTATATAATATGCCCCTATGGCTTCGTAAATTTACATTTAGTGAAATACAAAAATTCTATGATGATGAAGAAGCAGCTTACAAAAACCAACAAAGTTCAGATAAAACTTCACTAATAGGAGCTGATGGTAAAGTAAACGTTCAACAATTTAAAAATGTATCAAAAGATTATAAAGGGAAGAGTAGCTATAAATAGTTGCTCTTTTTAATATTTATAATAAAATATCTTTATCATAAATGTCTAAAGAAAATCTAAATACCGAAAAAAAGATCACTGGTGAAAAGATCAAACAGGCAGAAGAGACTAAAAAGGTAAAACAAGCAACCAAAGGTGTAAAAGAAGAACTCTCTGATCTTCTTGGTTTGTCCTCTTCCTATGTTGATTCTTTAAAAGAAACTTTAGGCATTAAATCAAGGTTATCAACCTCGGATGCCAACTTACTAAAGGTAAATAAAGAAATAAATAAAGTTATTCTTGGACAAAGAAAAGAATATGATGATATTTCTAGTCTTCAAAAACAAATTGCAACTAACGAAAAAACTATTACTAAAGCAGTAAATATTAATAATAGTTTAACATCAAATCTTAGTAAAGAATCAAAAAAGAGAGTAGGATATGCTAAAGCTAATATTACTAACATTTCAAAATTAGCCAAAGAAGAAGAAGAGATTTTAAAAATTACAGAAAAGGGAGGAGCGTTTGATCAAGAAAGATTAGATAAAATCCAAGACGAACTTGCAACCCGAAATGCAACTCTTGATAGACAACAAGCAGGATTATCTTATTCTGAAAAACAAGTTTTATTTTCCCAAGAAAATCTTAAAGCACTTACAAAAGAACAAGAAAAAAGAAATGAAGAATTAAAAATTCTAGAAAAAATAAATGATTCTTTAGGTATTTCAGGGATATTAGTTAAAGGACTTAGCAAAATCCCAGGTATAGGAAAATCAGCTGAAAAAGCATTTGAAAAGGTTTCAGAAAAAGCACGTGATATTCAAAAATCAACAGGTCAAGTTCCTGGTAGACTTAAAACTATGTCTATGTTTGCTGGAGAATTTGGTAAAACTTTACTTAAAGCAGCAACAGACCCCTTAACTATTATTACTGCTATTGGGGCAGCAATGCTTAAAAATAATGCTAAAATTACTGAATTTGAAAGAAGTATGGCTATGTCATCTGGAGATGCGAAAAAATTTGCAGGTGAATTTAGTAAAATTTCCATTACTTCAGATGACTTAAATACAACAACAGCAAATTTAGTACATAACTTTCATGACATGAGTGCTGCTCTTGGTTTTATGGCTAGATTTTCTAATAATACATTAGAAACTGCTACTAAATTACAATATACTTTAGGAGTTAGTGCAGAGTCAGCAGCAAACTTAGCAGGAGCTGCAACTACAGGTAGTGGAGAGTTTGAAGATCAATATAAAAATGCATTACTTGCTAGTCATGAAGTACAACGTGAATATGGTACTAGGGTTGACATGAGAAAAGTAATGGAACAAACCGGGAAAATATCTGGTGTTCTAAGGGCTAATCTTGGGGCCAACATAAAAAGTATGGCCGAAGCAGTTACTAAAGCTACTTTATTTGGTTCTACATTAGAAGAGGTAGCAAATGCAGGTTCAGCATTATTAGATTTCGAGTCATCTATTACAAAAGAATTAGAAGCAGAATTACTAACTGGTAAAAATCTTAATTTAGAAAGAGCTAGAGCCGCTGCATTAGCAGGAGATCAAGTTACCCTAATGGAAGAATTAGGTAACCAAATGGGTTCACTTAGCGACTTCCAAGACATGAATGTTATACAGCAACAGGCATTAGCCGGTGCTATGGGTATGACAGGAGACCAATTAGCTGATATCTTGATGAAACAAGAAATTCAAGGTAGAACAGCTGAACAATTAAAAGCAGCTGGTAAAGATGAGTTGGCAGCTATGGTAGAAAAACAAAGTGCCCAAGAATCATTTAATGCCGCTGTAGCACAATTAAAGGGATTATTTTCTGATACTATGAAATTTTTAGATCCTATACTACAAGGTTTTAGCTCTATAGTTAAAGGTGCTATGAAATTTAAAGAAGAAATTGGGTTTGTACTTAAAACCTTTATGAGTATTTATACTATACAAAAATTATTTAACGCTGCATCTTTAATATCTGCGGGCATACAAGAAAGAAGGTTAGCTGCTAAAGGTTTAGAACTAGGATTAGGTAGTCAAATTTTAGCTATGTTAGGTTTTCAAAATGCTGCTATGGATTACCAAATAATGAAGGAAAACTTAAGTAATAAGTTAAAAGGGATAGGAGTTGCGTTTGAAAATTCAAAATTAGCATCCATAATTGCCCAAGGGGTTGGAATGGTAAAAAATATTGGAAAACTAGCAATAGAAAATGCTGCAAGATTAGTAGGTATGACTACTGCCCTTGCCACTAACGCCGCAGTTACTTTTGGAGTAGGGGTTGCAGTTGCAATAGCAGCTGCCGCTGCAGGTTATGCAGCTATAAAATCAATGACTGGTGATGATGTAATGTCCCCAGGAGGATCAGGATCGGGATATGGTAATAGAACTTTAATGGGTCCTGAAGGAGCAATCGCATTAAATAATAAAGATACAGTTATAGCAGGTACAAATTTATTCCCTAAAGAAAGTGGGACATCTACATCTCAACCAGTAATACAACAGGATAATACAGAAACTAAAAAAACAAACCAACTATTAGCAGCTTTAATAGGACAAAATGCTAAAAAACCAGAATTATCTCCTGTTGGTTTATATGAAGTTCAATAGTATAATATTTATAATAAAATAAAATCATGGGATTACTAGACAAATTACAATCAGTAGGATCTATATTTTCAAAAGGGAATGGTCAATCACCTAAATCTGTAGAATTAGATAAAACCAAATTAACCCCGGCAGAATCAATTTTAGATTTAGATGGAGTTACTCCTGAAAAATATAGTGATAAACTACCAGAATAATAAAATTTAAATGGGACTAGTTGATTTAACAACAGATTTAAAAAGTCTCAGATATAGCAAAGATCGCGTAGGGGGAGGATCTAGTAATCAACCATATATTACTAGAGATTTACCTGGAAATCCAAATTTACCATTTTCGGATGATTCAAATAAAGATTTAAGCGGTATTGATAGATCTGGGGGACCTGATGTCATTTTACGAGGTGGAACTTTAACACCTGGTAGAGCGGCTAGAGATGTCTCTAGGTTAACCCAAATGTTCTTTGATTTTAAATCAATTGGAGGCCCCTTATTTATAGCAAAAGAAAATATACTTTCCCGTACTTCAGTTGCCACAGATGGTAAAGGTAAAGCGTTAAATAACGGTGTTTACTTACCTACTTCTACTTTATTACAGAGCGCTGGTAACCCTTTAGGTTTACATTTAAATAAACAAGGAATTGATCCATTTAAAGGTATAGGAAAAAATGGGGGAGGTATATTTGAATTATTTGGAGGTACAGACCCATTAGGTCAACCTACATATGTTGAAATAACAACAAATCCTCAATATAAAAGTAAATTAGAAGGATTTGTTAGTAGTAAAATCAATACTAAAACAGACTCTCCCGAATTATTTAATTATCAAGGTGGCCCTGGTTCAATATTAGGTATAGGGAAAACAATAATACCTTTATCCAAACAAAGAACAGGAGTTAATAATTCTAAACTAAATTATACTACAGGATCATATGTAGTTGGAGGTTCTATAGCAAATGGGTTTTTTAATCTTAATGTTTATAATGAAAGTAAATATACTTCTCCAACTGATAAATCAGATATAACATTAAGCTTACAAAGTAAACTAGGAGCAACTCCGAAATTTGCATCAGAAGTAAATGATCCTCTAACTTCATTTAATCTAAAAACTGGATTTACACAAAATACAGTGGGCAACGGGTTAAATGATAAATTTAGACCAGATAGATATAATACTCCTACTGGAAATAATCCTAGTATTCAAGAAGATTTTAGAACTAAAAGTGATGATCCTAAAACTAAAGCCTTTAGATTAGATTATACTAACAAAAATATAGAACAAAGAGTTGGTTTAGGAAATCCTGGTAGGAAAAAAACTAAAGAACAATTAGCTAATTATCAAAAGGGTATAGGAGAACTAGATAAAATAAACTCTTTAAGACTATATAAATCAGGTGTTGTTACTTCAAACACAGATAAAAATGACCTAGTTAAATTTAGAATTGGAATTATTCAAAATGATGATCCATCAGAAAAGATATTTATACATTTTAGAGCATTTTTAGATTCTATGTCTGATGATTACTCAGCTGATTGGACTGGAGAAAGATTAATGGGTAGGGGAGAACAATTTTATAAATACAATGGTTTTGATAGAAGCATTTCATTAGGATGGACAGTAGTTGCTCAATCTAAAGATGAACTAATCCCTATGTATCAAAAACTAAATTATTTAGCTTCAACCCTAGCCCCAGATTATTCTAAATCATTGGGTTATATGAGAGGTAATTTAGCTACATTAACTGTAGGGGGGTATTTATATGAACAACCTGGAATTATTACAAGTTTAAATTATAACATTCCTGAAGAATCCCCTTGGGAAATAGCAATTCCAACCAAAACAGGTGCGGATGCTAATAATAATATACTATCTGATAAAAGTGTAAAAGAGATGCCTCATATGATTAAAGTAACAGGCTTTAACTTTATCCCCATACATGAATTTACCCCTAGAACCCAACAAAATAAATTTGATAGTAAAGGAAAATTAACTTCATTTGGAAAAGAAAGATATATAGCATTAGATAATGGAGTTAATAGTAACTATGATAACGAAAATTATATTAAATAATGAAAAGGTATCAAGACATAAAAATTATAAATGATCCTAAAGGTAAAAGGTATTATGGGACCACTAAATATCCAGAAATTCCATTATCTTTAGAGGATATTTATGTTTATACTACTCAAGGAGATAGATTTGATTTATTAGCCCAACAATATTATAGTGATTCTTCTTTATGGTGGATAATTTCTATGGCAAATAGTGGATTACCACAAAATTCTTATTATATTCCAGAAGGTAAACAAATTAGAATCCCTCAAAATATTGCAGCGGTAATTTCTCAATTTAAATCCCTAAATGGAAGATAGTTATGAATGGAAACATAATAGGAGAAGAATTTGAAGATTACGTATTTGAGCAAATTGCCCAAAGACAAAAAGACCAATATTCTGGTTATACTTCTCTTCGTACTCCCCAACAACTTCAATATTTAAATAACCAAAATGCTTGGGTTAAATTAGCATCTGGTGCTTCTATAAATAAAGCAGATGGTGGATTAGAAAGAATTAAAAAAATTGTAAAAGATGATACTCTCGTAGACCAGTTTGCTGGGGATGAATTAGCCAAAAAGACAATATTATTTAATGGCCTTTCAGAAGTAACTCCAGCAACATATAACGAAGGAAAAAAAGTAGAAGAACTAGCTGAATATAATCTAAGATCAGGTTATTCTAAAACTTCTAGTATATGGAATTTAACATCAGCTTATGGCCTTGGGGGTTCAGAATTTGGCCAACAACCTATGCCTGGTATTCAATCTGTTTCTGTAAAATCTTTAAATAGAGGTTCTATTAGAGAAGCAAATGTTAAAATAAAAGCATATAACAAGTTTCAATTTGAAATTATAGAACTCCTTTATCTAAGAATAGGATTTACTATGATGTTAGAATGGGGTAATGATAAATTTATTAATAATAAAGGAGAATACCAACAAACAGGCAACACTATTATAGAAGACCTATGGTTTTCTTCTACAGGTTATACCCAATTAACTATGATTGATGCCATAGAAAGATATAGGGGAACATATTCTGGTAATTATGATGGTTTTTTTGGTAAAGTAGTTAATTTTACTTGGACATTTGGGCCGGATGGAAATTATGATATTGATTTAAAATTAATAACAGTAGGGGATGTAGTAGAATCTTTACAAGCAAACCTTCCAGTTAATTCCTCTGAGGTAGGATTAATAAATGTCGAATTAACCTCATCTATAAATGAAAAAGGAGCATATTTAAACCTATCAGACTCTTCTATAGTTAATGCTGCCCAAAATAATAAAATAGGAAAATACTTATTTAAAAGTATAGCTGATGAATCTTTATGGGATGGTTCTAATAAAGAATATTTTTCTTTAAAATCTACCCAAGACTCATCTACTAATAGTAAAGGAAGAATCACTTCAGACTTTCCATTAGACAAAAAAATAAATGATAAATATAATTATTTTATGACTTTTGGGGAATTGTTAAATATTTTCCAAAATAATCTTATCCCCGGAATAGAACTAGCGGGTAAAATCAACCCTTGTCTAGATATTGAAAATGATCCACTTACTAATAAAATTTCCTATTATCCTAATCAAACTTCTCTTGACCCTAGGGTTTGTATTTTTAGATATGTGTTTGGGAGTTTAGGAGAATCTAATCCTAAATATAGCATATCTGGAATTAATATACCTGGGTATTTATATAATTTAAATAATTATGTTGATGTAATAGATAGTAATGTATTATATGGTAAATTAATGAACATATACTTAAATTATGATTTTATATCTAAATGCTTGGTATCTAACACAAAAGATGGAAAACTATCTGTATTTAAATTTTTCCAAAAAATATGTGATGGTATTAATTCTGCTTTAGGTGGGGTTAATAATATAGAACCTATTATTAAAAATGATAAAATTGTAACCTTTGTAGATCAAAATCCCATCCCTGGGTATTTAGAAACTTTATCTGTAGATAAAACTATTGTTGATTTAGAAGTATATGGTTATAATGAAGCTAGTGGTTCTGCTAATTTTGTACAAGATATATCATTTAAAACAGAAATTACTCCCGATTTAGCTTCTATGATGACTATAGGAACAACAGCAGGGGGTTCTAATGAAGATGGTACTGCTTTTTCGTATTGGAACAAAGGTCTTAAAGATAGATATGCTCCTAAATACACAGAACCACAAGGAGACATAAAAACATCTGAACGACCAAATAAAGATAGAGTACTAGAACTAATTAAAATATTTGATGATAAATCTAGTTGGGTACTCTTTTCTAAAAAAGATCCATTTATATCCCAAAGTACTATAGAGGGTGTTAATGTATATAAAAAATCAAAATATACAAATAAAAGACGAAATATTGAATATGGTACCGTTTTTGGCGTTATGTCTGCTGCTGAATTTTGTAAAGCAGTAATAAAAGAGGATCAATATATAAAAAACAACCCAGATATTATATCTCAATCTGAATTAGCTAATGAAAAAGGTAACAATTATGCCGTCTATTTAGCTGAAGCATTTGGGGGTACTACTGGGGTAGTAGTTAGAACGGTAAAAGGGAGGGGAAATAGCAAGAAAGTTGTTGAAACAACCCTTACACCCATTCCTATTAAAAAATCAAAATATACTTTATTTGATACAAAGTTTATAGGTAGAGCTAAAACTACTTATAGATCATATATTAATGCTATATCAAAAGCAAATTTCTTTGATAAAGAAGATGAAGAAGAAATAACTCCATCTAATACTATTGGATTTATCCCTGTAGGGTTTAATATTAAACTCCAAGGAATAGCAGGAGTTAAAATATATAATAAGTTAAATATAAATAATACCTTCTTACCTTCTCAATACCCCACAGCTTTAAAATTTGTAATAAAAGGGGTTAACCATTCTATTAGTAATAATAAATGGGAAACTTCTTTAGATACTATATCAATCCCTAAAGTAAAAAATACTATTAAGGGAGATATGAATGAATTTTTAAATAATTTATCAACTTCACTAATCCCAGATTTGCTTCCTGAGGAAAACCGGGGTCCTTTACCCCATACAGGAGATAGAATTACTCGTATTTACTATAAAGGTAAAGAAATTAAGAGGTTTGACCTTACAAAATTAATGAATAAAGAGGCACAACCTACTTTTGAAGCTTTTTTAACTGAATTTGTAAATAAATGGGATGGATATAAAATGCATGTTAATGCAATAGGAAGAACATTTGAAAAATCTATCCAATTAAAAGCCGAAGATAGTTCTAATGCTAGTCCAGGATATTCTAAACATAACTATTATGCAGGTTTAGATTTTAATATAGAAACTCCTACTGGAGATTGGTTAAGAAAACAGGGAATGAGATATAAATGGATAAACCAAGGTTTCCAAAAATTAGCAAATAAACATGGTATAGAATGGGGTGGTGATTTCTCTAGTTATGAAGATTGTATCCATTTCTCCTATATCTTTAATATTAACACAGCAGTTAAGAATGCTGTAGCTAAATATGGTTCATTAGAAAACCTAAAAAGTGACGAAGGTAAAACAATAAAATTAACCTAATATGTATTACCCAAAAACCCAATTAATAGAAAACTTGTATACTAATGGAGGTGAACTAAAACCTTTCAATTCAGAGGTTGAATATAAGGGGCATTATTTTAGAACTTCTAATGGGGAAACATTCTCAGGTAAAAATCCCTTAGACAAACCCAACATCCCCCTAGAATTAATATCCCCATTAGGAAACGAACTTAGTTCTCCAAGTAGTAATATAAACTATACCAACCCAACCCAAAAAGCAATTAAATATAAGTCTAAAGAATCTGAACCTTTAGCAAATAACCATTATATAATTAACGATGGTTATTATAATTCAAGATCTATTCCTATAAATAGGGGGGAAGCACCAAGAAAACCCATACAATCAAAACCAACTCCAAACAAAGAAGATTATAAAAATGGGCAATTTGTAAGATATTTTGTAAAAAAATCAAATGAAAACCTATTCATTGAAATAAACAGAGAGGAATATAATTTATTCAAAAACAAAAATCCTAAGGTACAATCTAATTTATATATTCCAATACAAATACCTTGGAATCTAACAGGAGATAAAACAAAGGTATTTAATACTAATAAATCTATTTCAAATCTTTATGAAACAAGAGATAAATTATATGGGTTTAGTTTATCATTTAAAAATAGATTTGATAAGTATTGGGTTGAGCAAATCTAGGTTCGTATATTTAGAGTAAAATAAGGTTATATGTACTGGCTTGTAGAAAACGAGGAGCAGTTAAATGTTTTAATAAATAGTGGTTATAAAGAGGCTTTCATTGAGGTAATACCTTATAATGATACCATCCACCCCGTACAAAATCACGTTAGTTTAGTGTATATTAGACCGATTGAAGCGAGTAAAGGCTTTATGATATGCGTTACCCATAGTGAAGCTTTAAATGCGTTAAACACGCGTATAATCGATTTACTAAACAAATTTGATAAAATATATTGTAGGGATAAAAAACAAACATTACATTATTTTCCAATTAAAGCTCTTTATGACATAACACCACCCCCTCATACGTATATACGACCTACAACACAAACACATGATTTATACTATCGTGAACACAAAGATAATCCGGAGTTAAACTTAATTATACCGATTGTTAAACATTATGAATTGTGTGAGACGATTTTTAGAGATCTAAAAGCAAATATTAACATAGAAAAAACAAAATATGATGAATTCTTTAACAGTAGAGTATCCGTGGTATTCAACGCCATCGAGAGAAGTGGCATACGTATACACAATGACACCTTCAGTGAATACTTCCACGCAGTTGACGGTGAATACGTCAACACTCAGTTCAACTTAAAAACAACTACTACAAGACCTAGTAATAAATTTAAAAATGTAAATTATGCCGCACTCAACAAAGAAAACGGATGTAGAAAGAGTTTTATTCCTCGTAATAGCAAACTTGTGGAGATTGATATTTCT